GATCCTGCTAATCCTTCTAATGAAGGTCAAGTATTCTTATACAAATTTGGTAAGAAGATCTTTGATAAGATTATGGGTGCAATGCAACCAGAATTTGAGGATGAAACACCTCTTAATCCATTTGATTTCTGGGCAGGAGCAGACTTTAAGGTTAAGATTAAGAAAGTAGCAGGTTTCTGGAACTATGATAGTTCTGAGTTTGCTGCTCCTAACCCACTCCTTAAAGATGATGATGCTTTAGAAGCATTATGGAAGAAAGAGTATTCATTGCAGGAATTAATTTCTGCTGATAAGTTTAAAACTTATGATGAACTTAAAAAGCGTCTTGACTCCGTTCTTAAACTTGCACAGGCAGCACCTGCTCGTCAAGTAGTTGAAGAAGAGGACATTGAGCGTGAACCAGTTGTAGCATCAGTACCTGAAGGTAATGATGACGCATTATCTTATTTTCAGCAATTAGCTGAAGAGTAATATTAATGAATATTATTGGTTTATATGGAGCTTTTGATTGGGATGCCAATGAAAAGATCACAACAGCAGATACACCTTGGGTTCATGACTCAGGGTGTACTCTTTTTATGGATGGTAAACATATATGCAGTCTTAATGAAGAGAGATATACTAAAGAAAAGTATGATGGCAATTTTCCTTTTTATTCATTAGATATAGTTCTTAAAGAAGGAAATATTACTAGAGATGATGTAGATGCTGTGTATATTGCACCAGTACATCATTTTATTGCTTTAAAACAAATTTATAGTGGAGAAGCAGAAAATTTAATTAAATCATATCTTCCTAGGGCAGAAATTAATTATATTGGTCATCATCTTTGTCATGCTGCTTCTACTGTATTTACTTCTCCTTTTAATGAGGGTAGTTTTTTAACATTTGATGGTGGTGGGTCTGCCATTCATGATGAATTTCGTGAATGTATTGATTATATTGAAAATAATTCAATAGGATATTTTAATAAAGAAAGGGGAATTTTTAAATTCCATAATATGCATGAAAATCTTTATAATAGCTTCGGTCAATTATATCAATCTGCATCTAGAATGATATATGAACAAAAAATTGGTAAAAGTATAGTAAAAAATTGGGGTGATGTTGATGCTTCTACTGGTAAGGTAATGGGATTATCTGCTTATGGGTCTCATACTGTAGACGAAAAGGGATATCTTGTAAGTGATCATACAATTCCTCATATCACATTTGCTGCATTTTCGGATAAATCAAAATATAGTTTAAAAAATTGGAATAACATATTTACTCCAGAAGATGCAGCTTTCTATCTTCAAGAAACTTTTGAAAATGGAATGCTTAATTTTATAAGATCATTGAGAAAGAGGCATTTGGATGATAATCTTTGTCTTGCTGGTGGTTGTTTTCTGAATGTTGTAACAAATACTTTAATTAAAAAAAGTGGTTTATTTGATAATATTCATATACCACCTTTTGTAAATGATTCTGGTGTTCATTTTGGTGCAGCTATTTGGGGATGTTTTGATAATAATGAAACTATTTCTGTACCAGACAATCTTGCTTTACTTGGTCCCACATATCAATCTGATGAAGTTTTGCAATATCTTAAACTATATGATCTTAATTATGAAGAATATACATCTCAAAAAGTTGCTAATTTAATTAGTAATGGATCTATCGTAGCTTGGTTTCAAGGTAGATCAGAACATGGTCCTAGAGCACTAGGATCTAGGTCTATATTCATGAGTCCTACTAAAGCAGAGAATAAGGATATAATGAATAAGAGAGTTAAGCACAGAGAATATTGGAGACCTTTTGCTGGTATTGTATTAGAGGAAAAAGTTTCTGATTATTTTGTAGAGGGATTTATTAGTCCATATATGCTCTACACTCAAACATCAAAAACTGATGAATTACCTGCTATTAGTCATGTTGATAATACATGTAGGATTCAAACTGTTAATAAAAACCAAAATCCAAAAGTTTATGAGTTACTGACTAAACTGGATCCACCTGTTGTATTAAATACTTCATTTAATGATAATGGAAAACCAATTATTGAAAATCCATACCAAGCAGTGCAAGCATTTGTGGCGATGGATATTGATATTTTGGTAATTGGTGATTATATTGTTCATAAATAACTAAAACATATTATCGTAACAATGCCGTTTTCAGGAACCCATTATACTGCTACTTATGATATAACAGGAGCAGAAGGAAGCAAAACTGATGTTTATGCTACCAATGTAGATCAAGCTAAAGCAAAAGTATTAAAAGCAGAACCAACTGCTATCAATATTGTAGTAACTGCAGCACCTACATCATAATGTCACGCAATAAAGTTATCGCATATTCTGATGCTAACGGTAACTGTAGAGTAGTAATTCCTACAATGGATTGTGCTCTATCGGATGAAGCTGTCATAGCAAAGGATATTCCAACCTCAGATTATTCTGTGATTGATCCTGCCGATCTACCTTCTAAGGATTTTAGATCTGCATGGACATATAATCATGGAAGTAAGACTGTTACAGCTAATCTTACTAAAGCAAAAACACTTACCACTGAGACATTAGAAACAAAATATCTTGCAATTAAGAAGGAAAATGCAGATATACAAGCAATAGCAGATATGAAGGGAGAATCTGCATCTCTTAAATCAAATCCCTCAGTACCATATACAACAATTAATAACGCTACTACCATATCTGAATTAGAAGCATTGATTTAATGGTTGAATTTAAAGAGCATACTGCTCAACATGATGAGTATAACTATTCTCGTGAAGATCCTTTTTATATTGTTGCTTTGAGTAAGGATGCAATTGAAGGGTTGGATGAGTACTGTAAAAATATACCAGAAGATTCGTGGTTAACATGTAAGCAAGACCATTATGATCAAAAAACTGGGAAAGTAGCAGAAAAAGATTTTAGAGTTTGTGATATACATGTTCCTTTAAGAAATAGTTTCCCACATATGGTGGGAATAAACATGTTTAATTTTATCAATAATAAAAATTATCAAATGGATATTAATACCTTTGAATTTCAAATTCTCAGGTATAATGAAGGTGGACAGTTCTCATGGCATTGTGACTATGGTATTGCACCACAGAAAGATGTATGGAGGAAATTGAGTACAAGTATTCAACTCTCAAGTCCTGAAGATTATGAGGGTGGGGAGTTAATTCTTGTAGATTATCTTAACCAGTATTGTGAAATACCTAAAAGCAAAGGTGCTGCAGTTGTTTTTGATGCTAGGTGTCCACATAAAGCATCTCCTATCACTAAAGGGCAAAGATTAGTGTTGGTAGGATGGGCTAATGGACCTAAACTTAGGTAGGATTATGTGCGTTTTTTAAGAATCGAGATTCAAACTGAGATGATTTGGTATATTCTAAAGCTTCCTTCATATCCATTAAGAACATTGTTAGATATTCTTTTCTCATAATTTTAATATTTCTTTTCTTTTCATTATTTCTAGTCTCTGCTAGATAATTTGATATACCTATTACAGGGTTGAGTGTAATATTATGAGTATCTGGATCTGGAATTGTAAAATTAGAATCTACAACCTTACCTGCTGGTAAAATCAATCTATCCTGTTCATCTTTTACTTGAGTTGTTTCATAAAATGCAGTTGCATTTAAGTCAGTACCATATTTATTTTCACAGTAATCGTATAATACATTATTAGACATTGGCCATTCATCTCTAACATTAATTGTATTTGAAACAGTTAATACAATCCAATCATATTCTGAGTTGCCATATAGTTGTTCTGCAACTGTATCTGGTCTAACACCGTCTTCAATAAAGTATGATTGTAAAAATGTAATTTCTTTTTTTACATCATCTCTAATTTTTGCTCTTAAAAATAAGTTTTTTGCATATACATAATTTTCTCTATCTACTGATGAAGATAGAGTATTCTTATACCCAATATTAGGTATATTTCTAAAATAGTGTTTTGACATTAGTAACCAACTCCACTTGTAATTTCTTTTTGATCTTCTGCGTAAATTGGATTTAATTCAGTAAATGATAAATCTATTTTCATATGAACTGGAGTCCCTTCACGATAAGTTGCATATGTTCCACTTCCTGTATAGTTCATTGCTATGTTTTGTAAGGCACATGTTTTAAATCGATTGAGAAATGGATGTGGTTTACCACCTTTCATATACTTTATTCTGTATACATCAGGAGCGTTCAAAAATCCTAAGTTATCTTTATCCATTTTTGCTGCACTTGTCATCTTTAAAACTTTAATTATTTTTTCTACCATTATAGATTCACTTTTACTTCTAGGAACTAAGTCCCATGCGAAGTTGAAAGATCTTACTTTAACACCACTAAAAACCATTTCAAGGTTTTGGTTAATTATTTGTCCACTAGCCCTTGAAAGTAATCCACCTACGGTGACATTTGCACCTAAAGCATTAGCAGCAGCGGCTGCTGCAACAATTTTTCCATAATTTAATACTTGAGTACCTCTTGCAGCTGCCTCTTTAGTCCCAGCTCCTGCAAATGTTTCTGGAATTGTTTTTAATAAATCCATTCCAGTCTCTGCATTCATTGCTTCTCCAATTCGACTAAGACCAAAAGCAGCAAAATCGTTTAATTTACTTTCTCCCCATGTTACTCCATTATTATCTTTTATATTTTGTGGTATTGGTAATATCATTACATGAGAAGTAGGCAAATCTCCATACTTATCAGCAGCAGTTGCTGCACTACCAGTTCCTATATCACCTTTATAAAGTCCTTTAATACCACCACTTTTTTTAATAGCTTTATTTGGATCGGCAAATGGACCTGCAAAGGTTTCTTGAATACCAGATATAGCATTAAAACCACCACTTGTTTTTTTCTGTTTTAAAACTTCAATTTGAAAATAGTCAGTGGATTGATCAATCATATCCTCTGGATATCTTAATATTTTATCTCCAAATTGTGTATTTGCCACTATTTTACACTGTTTTTATATATTTAGCTTGAATTTGGCATATCCCAGTGATCTAGCATGTTCCAATTCAATTACTTCTAGTTCATGAAATTCTCCAACAACTTCTGCCCATGTATAATTTCTCATTTTACCCCAATGATAATTAAATCCTCTAAAACCCCATTGTTTTAATTCCATACATGCTATCAAAGGAAATTCATCATATTCTATATTAGGAGTCTTTGGTAGATATACAAAGGTATAGAAACCACCTTCTTCAGGAAGAATAGTTTTACTATCCTGTAAAGCATCTAAAATTTCCAGCATAGTATCTTCAGGATCTTCTGTCCCTACAAAATCATCTATAATGGGTTGAAGTCTACTTGACACCTAAGTTATCCTCCGTTAGTACTTTAAATTCCATTCTTCTATCAGCACACCAGTCTTTTGCTGCATCCCATTTTGCTTGGTTCTTAGCATATTCCATCACTTCTCTTACATACTTTCTACTTTTAGTCTTCTGAATTTTTGGTTCAGTGCATTGTCTTTTAGGTTTAATTTCAATAATATACTTCTTAGGTGCTCCTGAAAGGTCTTTTACTTTTATATAAAAGTCGGGAAAATATCTATGTAATCTATTGTCAAGTGGTGATCTATATGGTATTATTACTTCCTCACTTCCCCATTCTATGATGTTATCATTCTTATCACAATAACGCATAAAAATTTTTTCCCAAGAACTACGATAAATAATATTACGATAGTCCCCTCTATACTTTGTTATATTAGAAGGTCTGTATCTTCCTGAACGAGCCATATGTCGTAAAGATCCCTAAAGGTATTTATTGTGCCAGTCTACCCAAGAGTAAAGAAAACAGAACAGATTCGTAGTCTATTTCAAAAAGTTGCTACTACAAACCATTATGAAGTTTTCTTCAGTGGTTTTGCTGCTATGCAAGAACTTAGAGGATATATTAATTCCAGACAACCTAGAGTTAGTAATTTCTTTATTAGTAGAGACCTTGGTTTATTGTGTAATAGTGCTGAGTTACCAGCAACTTCAATGGCTACAGCACAGGTTGAAGGTAATAGAATGGGTATAGTGGAAAAGTTTGCTCACTCAAGGGTTTATACAGATTCTTCTTTTACTTTCTATGTTGATAGTGATTATAGAGCATTACAATTCTTTGAACTGTGGCATGAGTTTATAGCTTCTGGATCACATTATGGCACATCAAATGATAGTGCAGATACATCTCATATTGCATACTATCATCGTATGCAGTGGCCAAAAGAATATAAAGTAGATACTATAAGAATACAAAAATTTAATAAAGACCATTTTAGAAGTGTTGAATATACTTTTTTAAATGCGTTTCCTGTTGCTATATCAGCAATGCCTGTTTCTTATGATGGTAACCAAGTATTAGAAGTTCAAGTAACATTTACTTATGATAGATACTTCTTTGGTCCTATCAATTCCCTTGATAAGAGAAGTTTTTATCCTAATGGTGGTGTACCAACACCGTCTAGTGTTGGAAACTCGTTGGAAAAAACAAATGATTCTACCTCTCAAATTTATGAATCAGAAGTTGAAGATCAAGAATGGGGTCCAGATGGTCAACCAACTACTACTGAACAAATGAATTTGTACAAAGCATCATTGTCTTCTGACAATGAATAAAATATATGTTATAATATAAACAGTAGTAATTTGTATATGGGACTCGCAAAAGATCTGAAAGAGGGAACTAAACAATCTCATTCAGCAGCAGAGAACACAAAATTTGTTTCGTCATTTCTCCGTGGTGTAGTAAGTGAAGAAAATTATAGACAACTTATTAGTAATTTTTATTTTGTATACCATGAGATAGAAAAGGAAATTAGAAGATTAAAAGATAATCCTTTAGTTTCACCTTTAAATATTCCAGAACTTTATCGTGTTGATGCACTAGCAAAGGACTGTGAATATTTTTATGGTTATAACTGGAAAGATAATATCTACCCTACACAAGCATGTAAACAATATGTTGCTCGTATTGGAGAGGTTGCTCATGAGGATCCAGAACTTCTAATAGGACATCATTATACAAGATATCTTGGAGATCTATCTGGTGGTCAGATTCTTAAGAACATTGCAGAGAAAGCTCTCAACCTACAAGACCGTGGACTAGAGTTCTATAATTTCCCAGAAATTGATAATAAGAAAGATTTTAAAAATAATTATCGTGCCACACTAAATAAGTTGCCTGTAACGCAATCGCAGGTATCTGCTATCGTTACTGAAGCAAACTATGCGTTTCGTTTGAATATGTTTATGTTTGATGAACTGCAAGGCAACGCATTTAAGTCTACATTGGCTTACATATGTGCCACAATTAAAGGAAAAACTGATGCCACTACCTAAGATTAATGCACCAACCTATGAGTTGGTGATTCCTTCCTCTAAGAAAAAAATTAAATATAGACCTTTCTTAGTTAAAGAAGAAAAAATTCTAGTCATTGCTATGGAAAGTAATGATATTCAAGATATTGCTAGAGCAGTTAAACAGGTATTAACTAATTGTATATTGTCTAGAGGTATTAAAATTGATAAACTATCTACATTTGATATAGAATATCTATTTTTAAATGTTAGAGGTAAGTCAGTTGGTGAATCTGTAGAAGTAATGATCACTTGCCCCGATGACGGAGAGACACAAGTTCCAATTACTGTAGATTTAGATGCTATTCAAGTTACTTTTGATCCTGCCCATAACAAAGATATTACACTTGACGATACATTGACTATGAGGATGAAGTATCCTTCATTGGATCAATTTATTAAAGAAAATTTTGCAGTTGATGGTGTTGGATTTGAACAATCTATAGACATGATTGCTGGTTGTGTTGAAATGATTTTTAATAAAGAAGAGACTTGGAGTGAAGCAGATTTCACTAAAAAAGAAATGATTGCATTCTTAGAGGGTTTAGGTTCTAAACAGTTTAAAGAATTAGAGCAGTTCTTTACTACAATGCCAAAACTTACTCATGAATTGAAGATAACAAATCCCAAGACCAAAGTAGAAAATAGTATTAAGTTGGAGGGTTTAGCAGCTTTTTTCAACTAGCGATGTTGCATGAAGATCTTGTATCTTATTACAGGATCAACTTCGCTCTCATGCAGCATCATAAATATAGTTTGAGTGATATTGAAAATATGATTCCGTGGGAACGGGAAATATACATTAGTTTATTAAAAAATCACATTGAAGAGGAGAATCTTAAGGCACAACAGAAACAATAAATGGATTTACCCAAACCGCCAGGAGAAAAAGAATCTGGAGCAAAACCATTTGCCTCTCATGAGACAATGGGTAAATCGTTTGGCTTACAAAGAAAAACTCTTGCAAGAGTTATTGGATTAGAAAAAAGAGTAGATGCTATAGAATCTGGTGGTGGTATAAGTATAGAAAAATTTACTGAGATTAATCAAAGTATTGTTACAGTAAACAATAATTTAAAAGCAATTGGTGATGCTTTGACTGCAGAGTTAGTTGCTGACAAAGAAGCGGCTAGAGATGATAAAATAGATAGTAAAAGAGAAATTGACAAACTTAAAAAAAGCAAGGCTGAAAAATTTCTTGAGTTAAAAAATGAAAAAGAACTTGTAAAACCAGCAGATAAAGCAGTAGCAAAAAGTAAAAATATTTTCCAAAGATTATTTGATGCTTTTAGTGCTATTTTTGGTGGTTTTATATTGGATAAAGGTGCAAAGATGCTAGAAGCATGGAAAGATGGTGATATGGAAAAATTTAATAAAATGAAGAATACGATTATAAAATCATTAGTAGTTGCTGGTAGTATATTTGCTGCTGTTAATCTTGTTGGTATTATTGGTTCTTTAAAATTACTTATTGCTGGATTAAAGGTAGGAATACCAGGAGTTCTTGCACTTCTTGCAAACCCTTGGACTTGGGTTGTATTGGGTGTAGGGGTAGGAATGTATTTTGGATTTAAAACATTAAAAAAAGCAATTACTGGTGGTGGTGAATTTGAAAACTTTGATTCAAACCTAAGAGAAGGAACTGAAGCAGCAGGATTGGATGTTAAAAATATGGGAACTGGTGCATTATTCCTTGATCCCGAAACTAAGAAACCTATCCGTGTAAAAATGTGGGAAGGTGATACTGGTGCAAATGGTGATGATAAGTATGGAAGTTTGATGGGAAGACCTATTAATCTTGCTGCTGGTGATACAGGTAAAAATATGAGTGCTGAGATTAACATAATAAATCCAGGACATAGAAAATGGATAATTGATAATTATGGCGAAGCTGCATTAGCTAATGCTGATAAAAGATATCAGAATTATATAAATTCAATGCACTTGAAAGAAACTATGGTCAAGAATATGCAACAAGAATTTAAAGATTCTGAAAGATTGCTTAGACTTGAAAGGTATAAAGAATCAAAAGCATCTGGTATTGATGTAACTGACACTAGTAATCCTGCAGCAAACCAATTTAGGAAAGACACTGCTGCTATGGTTAAAGCAAAACATGTGGAGATTAGAGCAAAGTATGAAAAGAATGTAAGATTACAATTTCCTGAATTATTTGATGATGATATTACTACCATGCCAGCACTTGAAGATAGTCAGAAAAAATTCTTATTTGAAACTAAAGATGATGGATCGGTTGACTTTTTTGAAAATCCTAATTTTGAAGGATATGTTGGCAATAAAAAAAATCAATGGTGGGACTTCATGGATGTTAAGGAAAATCAGAAGAAAGAATTGCCACCATCTTTTGAGAAATTACCAGAAGATAAAACGGTGAGTTTATCATCATCATCAGAAATTAGTCGTGAACTTAATAATGAAAAAATTAGTTCTATATCCTTTGATTCAGATTCTTCACCTAATTTTGAAATTATTCCATTCTCTTCTGGAATGGATCAAAATCTTGCAATGGGAGAAGGTGGATCAATGAATATGGGAGATGCATCTGAATTACCAAATTTATTCACACATAATACCGATAATGATTATAGATTCTTTTATAGTCATATCTATCAGCAGGGGGATACATAATGAAACTGATACCTACTTCTGAAGCTTTTGATATTATTTCTTTTGGTGTCTCTTCTATAAAACAAACATCTGAAGGGATTAGAAATTCGTTTAAAGATAGAATACAACAGAAACAAAAAATACGACAAACTAAAAAAATTCAAACTGCTAGATTACTAAGTGCTAAGAATCAAGCAGATAAAGAAAAAGGACTTGAAGCAACTCCAAAAGAAGGTAAGGTATCAGTCGGGAAAAAGATTGCTTCTACCTCAGGAAATATACTTTCAAGAGTATTGACAGCATCTGCTGCTGTTTTCATTGGGTGGCTTCTTGATAAACTACCTAAGATTTTTGCATGGATTACTGAAGCAACAGCAAAATTGAGAAAAGTTTTTGAAACGGTAAGTGAAGCACTTACTGGAATTATGGGAGTAATGAGTGACATATATGATGGTGCTGAAAATGTAGTTAATCTTTTCAATAAAGAAGATACTCTTCCTAAAGATGCTGAAGAAGTAGCAAAGCAAATGACTGAACTTGAAAATGATTTAGATTCTGCTAGAAAAGGTATGGAATCCAATCTTGAGGAAACTAAGAAAGCAATTGCTTCATTTCAACCTGCTACGGAAGACAATCCACCACTTAAAAAAGCACAAGATATGACTGAAGGTGATCCACCTAAAGAACTTAATATGACTCAATATAATAAGGTTGTAAATCCTGATATTAAGGAAGAAACTGCTAAAGGAATAGGTAAAATTATCCCAGAAGAAAAAGAGGTTGAGAAAAAAACAAAAATTGTAACTACTACTGTTAATGAAGAATCATTTTCTATGATGAAAGATGTGAATAACCCAGAAGAAAAGGAAAGAATTCTAGCTAAAATTGAATATGTTAGAAAAAGGAATGAACTAATAAAAGCTCATGGTTTTGGTTCTGATGAGGTGAAGGCACATAAAGCAGAACGATTAGCATCATTTTCAAACACTTATAAAAATGCTGCAGGTGATGGCAAGGAATCTAGTAAAGTTCTGACTCCTTCTGGTCTAGGATTAGATATGTACAGTAGAAGGATAATTTTAAATCCTGATGCTGCTAGAGGATGGACAAGAATTCTTAAAGCTGCTGCAGAAGATGGTGTAGATCTTACTAAAGCAGTTACATCTTCTTATAGATCACCAGAAAAGCAAAAACAGTTGATTGCTTCTGAGGATGGTGTTAATGTTATCACTCCTGCTCCAGTCGATAAGTCACCTCATGTACAAGGATGGGCAGTTGATTTAGCTGTAGGAACTCCTGAACATGATTGGATGTTGAAAAATGCATCGAAGCATGGATGGAGATGGCAAGGTAGTAATGATCCTGTTCATTTTGATTTTATGGGAGGTAACCCAGATAATAACCATTGGATGCAACCAGGCAAAAATGATTGGATGCAATCCACTATGAATACTGGTGAGAAGTTATCTTCTATTAAAAATTCAAAGAATCCAATTATGGTTCCTATGCCAATAAATAATATGACTAATAATAATACTACTATACCAGCAGGTGAAAATAAAACTTCCTCTCCTTTAATTGTAACTAGTGGTAAATCAATATTATCTTCTTTAAAAACAATTGATTCTGCGTTCACCTAATGTCAGCAATACCAACCCAAGGTTCAACATTTGAAAAAATAGAAATTTATCCTTTAGGTGGTGAAGGAGATCTTAACACAGCCGTTGATATGAGGTTGGGTATTACCTTTTTTCAATATTTTGAAGACTTAATGTCTCCAGTTATTACTGCGACTATGGGAGTTACATCATCTGGAGAGGGAGTTTACAATACTCTCCCAATTAGAGGTGGAGAAGAAGTTAAATTACATTTTACTACCCCAATTGAGCTTCATAGAGAAGAAACTCCTGGTAAACTTGAACTTACAATGTATGTTAATAAAGTTAGTGATTATGCATCAGAAAAACAAAAAGAAACTTTTACATTACATTTAGTATCTAAAGAAGGTATTACTAATTTAAATAAAAGAATTATCAAAAAATATAAGCAAAAAAGAGTTGATGAAGTTATAGCAGATTTTCTTGATATATTAGAATGTGATTATGATAAAGAAGATATTGAAAAATCTTCTACTAAAGTTAATTTTATAGGCAACATGAGAAAACCATTTACTCTTGTTCCTATGTTATCTTCTAGGGCAGTTCCTGTTGGTGCAAATAGTAGCACTGCAGGTTTCTTTTTATGGCAAACAAAAAGTGGTATAAAATTTAAATCTATTGAAACTATTATTAAAAATAAAGAAGTCTCTCATGAGTATTTTTATAATCGTAGGAATGATGGTTTAATTGATCCTGAAATATCATTTACTAAAATATTGGGATATTCAGTACATAGTAATAATAATGTAATGGCAGCTCAAAAAACAGGAGAATATTCTACTTACAGAATATATTTTAATCCATATACTTTTGAGTTTACAAAACCAACAGATTCTGTTTTCAAACCTCAAGGAAAAACTGAACAAGAAAAATTGGGGTCAGAAGAATCTCCAATAATGGAAGAAGCAAAACCAGAAAAAATTCCCAACCCAGAAATGGCACACAGGATTGTTTCTGGAGTTTATGCTTGTGGAACTTTAGAAGAAATTGCTGATATAAATGTATCTGCAGCTTCAACTGCTATCAATCAACAAAGTCTTGATGATGTTGGTCAATCTATATCCAGATATGCCTCCATATTTAATCAAGTGCTAACAATGACAGTAGGACTTAATGTATATTTGGAAGCAGGTGATATAATAAAGTGTACATTCCCACAAGTTAGTGCGGATAATGATATTGACCATTCACAAAGTGGTCTATATATCATTAAGGAAATTAGTCACTTTATAAGTGGCAATAAATCTTATTCAGCTCTGAAAGTTATCAGAGATACATTTGGAGATTAACATGGCAACTAAAGTTCCAAATCACGATTTAAATCATGAATCTTATATTGATCCGAAGGATCATAAAGAGCATGTAAATCATGGTATGATTGAATATACTGAAGAAGACCTCAAGATGCACAACGATGCTTTCCATGATCACACAGAAGAAGAAGTCGTACCTAATGAAGGTAAGATAAACGATTGGCACACACGCCATGAAGATAAGCATCTAGAAGTTTATTGTGACAATCATCCAGATTCACTAGAATGTAGAGTATACGACGACTAATGGCAGTAGAAGAATCTTTTCTAGGTAACAGTCAATTTTTAGGTAGGGACGGATTCCGTTGGTGGATCGGTCAAGTCGCTCCTAGGAAAGATCAAGCTGACCAGGTAGATGATGGTGGAGGATGGAGTAATAGATATAAAGTTAGAATAATGGGATATCATCCTTTTACTGATGATGTTCCTGATATAGATTTGCCTTGGGCAATTGCTTTATTACCTACTACTGCTGGTGGAGGAGGTGCTAACTATGCAACTTCTACTATGTTGCAGCAAGGTGATATTGTATTTGGATTTTTCTTAGATGGTGATGAAGCTCAAGTTCCTGCTATTATAGGTCATTTTGGACATGCTAGTGGTGGAAATTATGATGAGGAGTTTGCAGGTAAGTTTAAACCTGGTAGTGCATTTACAGAAAATACCCCAAAAAATAAAAAAACAGAAACTAAAGAAGATGGTAATATAGATCAAACCCTTGAACAAAATTTAAATACACAACCTACTAATAAAAGTTCTACAAAAGGTAAATTTGTAGATCAATCAGGTGCAGGTAGACCTGTAGTTGCTCCAGATACTTGTACCACTAACTCTGTGTCTAGAATGGCACAGGCAGTTGAAGATCTTGCACAGAGAGTTGAAGATCTATCTTTGACTGGTATGAAACTTGAGGCAGAAATTGATGCTGTTGCTGATCAAGTAGAGTCAATGGCTAATGGATTTGTTGGTCGTATGATGGATGCTACCTATGATTTTTTAGAACCACAATTACAGACTGGATTGGACAAAGTATATAAAGATACCTTTGGAAAAGTATTTGCTCAAATGGGCAACTCACCTCAATCATATGCTATGGCTCATGCATCAGGTGTTGCATCTCAAGTTGGTCAAATACCTGCAATTAAAAATGCTGAGAATTCTTTGGCATGTGTTGGTAATAAGGTAGTAGAAGGGTTAAGAGGTACTGTATCTGATATGCTAAAAGATCTGCTTGCATCAGGTCTTGGAATGGCAGGTTGTGTTGGTGCAAACTTTACCAGTAAGTTTCTTGGTAATATGGTTAATGGTATTGGTGATGGATTAAAATCTCCTTTAAGTGGATTGAGTGATATTTTAGGTAAAGGTGTAGATATCGCTGATTTCTTAAGAAGCTCAGCGTTCGTGTTAGAGGATTTTTCTGGATTCTTAGATTGTGGACAAACTAATAAAGATAAATGTCCACCAGTCAAGAAGTTTGAGATTGGTGGTGGACCAATGGAAAAAGGTGCTGATCCATTCAACTATATCTCTGGTCAATTGCAAAAGAGTGCTAAAGGTGCTAGTGGACTTGGTGCTATAAGTGGATTGTTGGGATCTGCTACTAGTGGTGGTGGGTTATTAGGTACAGCAACCAGTTTATTATCTGGTGGAGGAATTAGTGGAGCTGTGACAAGTGCTTTTGGTAATTTGATACCATCTGGTATAAGCAATACACTTGGAAGTGCTGGTAGAATATCAGGGTTGATTGATGAATTGAGTGGTGGTGGATCATGTACTGGTGGTAAAAAGAATTGTGGAAATGCTCAGGTAGAAATATTTGGTGGTGGAGGAATAGGTGCTATTGGAAATGTTGTGTTAGGTAAAGTTATTGAAAATTCTGGTTTAGGTGGTATTGCAGAAGGTATTAGTAGAACTTCTAGTATTATTGGTGTAGATCTAAAAGTACCAGGAATGAATTATAAATCACCACCTGCTATTAGATTTACAGATAAATGTGGTGTTGGTTATGGTGCTCATGGTCATGCTGTTCTTAATACTGATGGTACAATAGGTGCTATAGTTGTTGATACTGTGGGAGAAGGATATCCAGTAGTTAAAGATCCTCCAGTAAATGTTGGTGTTACCACTGTATTTGTAGAAGATCCTGGTACTGGATATAAACCAGGTGATAAAATTGATGAGACTGTTTTTATTACAACATTCCCAACAGGATTCCCAGATCCTGATGTTGGTATTGGTCCTACTCCTACTGGTTCAGTTTCTTCAGATGATCCAACTTTAGTTCCTGATCCATTCACTGAATTAGTTCCAACAGGAGAAAGAGTTCAATTGCAAAATGTTACTGATAAACCTGTCTTTGATCTTGTTGTTAATCCAAATACGGGTGGAATCGAGGCAGTAAGGGTTCTAAATATCCTTAAGTATGATGTTCCACCCGTGATTAGAATTCTTTCTGAAACTGGGGAAGGAGCTGTGCTTCGACCTGTATTTGGAGAAATTCCACCTGCAGCTCAGCAAGGAGTTATTACCGTTATCGATTGTGTAGGAAAATAAATGGCAGCAGAATCTACTTGGGCAAGAAGAGTTATTGATTCGAGAGGAGGTCACTTTCGGATTGAAACAGGCAGCCCTAGAGTTGGAAGAGATGGTCCTGAACCAACTAAGATTTATTCATCTAATGATAATGGTGAAGTATTTTTAATAGCACATGGTCATGGATCAGGATTGGGTAGAATAGCATGTGATAAGTCTATTGAAATTAATGCTGGTGATAAGAATGATCCTAATTCTATTGATATAAGAGTATGTGCAGCAACTGGAGATATTACTATAAGTGCTCCTAGAGGTAGGATAAGGATGCAAGCAAAGGACTTTATGTTCAGTGCTGATAGAGATATTGATTTTAATGCTGGTAGAAATATTAACATGCATCCTGGTGTGGGTCGTTTTTATGTTAAAGCAAATACCGCACAAGTTCAAGCAAAAAGGGGGAACATGGTTCCCGAATCTTATGGTGCTAAAGTAACTAAAAATAGTTTTATACCCGATAGTACTTTGGCAAAAGTATTTGATCCCAAATCTCAAAATACTAAACCAGGTGCAGCACCAGGTGGTTTTGATGGTGTTGCTGGTGGAGCACTAAAAGGATATGGATTTAGTTTAGAAGATTTAGGTATAAGTGAACAAACTGGTGCTGTTGATGCGGTTGAAAATGCTATAAAAGAATCATCATCTAAATTAATTAATCCTTTACAGAAAGCATCTAATTTATTATCAGGAAAGCTTGGTGATTCTTTGGGTGATGTTTTGAAAGGTGCAGGTGCAGGTGATCTTGTAAATCAAGTGACTGGTGGTATTGATGATCCAGTAGGTAGTGCATTAGGTCTTTCTGGAATTGATAAAATACCTGGATCTACTACAATTGCTAGTGCAGCATCAAATTATTTGGGTGGTCAATTACCTGGTGTTGGTGGTGCTATGGATACTATAAAAGGTATTGGTAATAAAGTATTAACTGGTAATATAGAAACTTTAACAGCATCTGCAGCATCTGCTCTAGGTGTTACACCAGGCGGTAATTCTTTAACAGGACTTACTAAAATGATAGGTACTGGAAGTGTAGGTAAGGGTGCTGCTGCTACTATTGGTAATTTCTCTAGTGATAAGTTAGCTGCATTAGCAGGTGATACTATTCCAACTCATCCTGATGTGCCAGTTGAGCAAACAATTAAAGGTGTTGCTAATTCAACAGCAATGTATATGGATCAATTGAAACAAGATTTCTTAACAGCATCTAATACACCTAATATACTTAAGAAAATGGATGATGCCATAAAAGATGTAGACTTAGAGAAGAGACTACTTGAAGGAGAAGAAATCATAGGCGATCTTAAAAATGTTGCTAAGAAATTTAAATTACCATAATTATGGCAGAGTCTAATCCAAATTCATTTGATTGTGGTGCTAAAGAAGATATAGCAAACAAACCATATAAGATTGGTGATGATACAAATTATTTTGAAGATCCTGTCATATGTTCAGGATTTATTGATGTACAGGGAATACCTTCCCGTCCTACTGACATAGAGATTACTAATGGTGATGTAAGAATCTATACTGGTAATCTTCTAGTTAGACCAGGAAT